GTCTGGTGCTGGAAATACGTCTCTTGGTAACGGAATTGAGAATCGTTTATTGCATTTAACCATTGCGGCTGCTGCCTTAAATATTCCCGTTTCTGAAGTTGATAAACGTATTGACATGTGGCTCGAGGGTGATGATTCTTATCTTCTTGGTGAGCGCGCTGATATTTTGAGGATTTTTGAGTTCAAACAAGCCATAACTGACTTGGGTGTTCGCCTATCCCCAGATGATCAGATTTTGGATGACTGTCTCGAAGAGTGTAGGTATCTTTCGCATGCTTATACTACTGTTAAATTCTATGGTAGGGAGATCTACTGTGCAATTAGACCTTTAGGAGAGTTGTTTCCAAAAATGCCCATTATTGTTAAGTATAAGGCTACTGACCCTAAGTTACGAGACGTTATAGCTTCACAAGCTATGTCATATTGTGTTCAGTATTGGTTTATAGAACAGGTCCGTGCTGTTTGTCTTTGTGTTTTGGCCAATCTTGGTATCACTTCCGATGTAGAAGTCGAAGTGAAATCATTGGTTTATGAATCTGATAAGAAACAACCTTTCAAGGCTTCTCTTAATCGGATGCAGGAAATTTTAAGCAAACAATATGGTACCCAGGTTCCTCTTTGGGCTTCTATCGACAACGATAGTCCAAAGATTAAACAAGTACTTTTCGAGGGAATGAAATCTCAGTTTACAGCGGCTGATATTTATGAGCATTTTAGTTGTGTCAATCCTTTTATAACTAGTAAGGGATCTACCATTCGTGGTGATTCTACTATTGGTGAACATACGATTGATCGTTATGATGATCCGAATATTAGTGCTGTCGGTGAGATGATTCTCAGAGAGGACATGATGGAAACGTCTTTAAGAGATTTCGGTGAAAATCCCGCTAATTTTATACGGGAGACATTCGAAGCTGTTGAGAGGAAGATTGTGGAAGGTACAACTGGTTTTGCACCTGTTCCTAAATCTCCTTTCGTCGGCTTTGATCCTAAGCAGTATTTTGCTAAGGGCCGTCTCGATAGAAATGCAAATATTCGTACTACGTCATTGGGTGTTGTCGAACCTGACACGAGGAATTGGTTTTCTAGGAAACTATTTCCTCAGGTGATGGAAACACAACATGTAATAGATCCTCGGCAAGTCAGCTCAGATGGCCACTCAACGGTGATCATGTGCGTTCCTTCCGGGGAAGGAAAAACAACGTTTCAAATGAATTATCCTCATTTGAAGGTTTTAGATCCTGATAATGTACTTGATGTGAAACATTTGGACGTATTAAAGGAAGTTGTAAAGACAACCGGAGATTGGTCCAAGGTCAATAAGTATATTCGTCAGTGTATAAAACAGGCATATGAAGAAACTCATTGGGACGTTGTTTTCGTTTGGTCTCCTGATCATGGGTTTGATGTGAAAGGTGAATATATTGGAGAGTTGTTATTGAAAACTGGTACAGGTGTACGTGCGAATCGTCAGAATCGTCGTGACCTTATTAGTCAATGTAACAATGTTCTCTATTTCGACACCTTTGACCATCGTGATGCTTATGTTTTGCACAGGCTTCAGGTGAAACAGAGAACTCATGTGAAGAGATCGGTGGTAGAATCGGGATCTGTGAATGGTGTTTTTAAACATTTACCAGGTCTGCCATCATGGAAATTAACACAGCGTGAGGCGCATGTCGATTTTCACGATTCAGTTGTTGGTCATTTAACTCATGGTAAAGTTCTCAACCTTGATGATTCGCGCGTACAGGTTAATTCCTATGCTGGTGATCATGGTTGTGGCGGTACTATGTTTGAGATGCCAATAACAGTTGAAACTTTTAACGAAAGAGTAAGAAAGGTACCCGCTGGGACGAAGACTAATCGTGAATACGCTAAATTAATTCCTGGATCTGTGAAATCTAAGGTACGAGAGATTCTCTCTACTTTAGACGATCCTGAACTAATTGAACGTGCAATCGACTATGTTGGTACTCTCGGTTCTGGTAACCATTTTATCCATTTAGTTAAAAGTACAAAGAGCGGTAAGCAAATGGCTGTTGTGCATTGTGGTTCAAGATATGTTTGGCGAGGCTTGTGTAAAGCCAAGTTTGAACCTATTTTGGGTCCTACTTTTAATGCCCGTTGGTTAGAAATAGCCAATGCGTGTGAGGAGTTTGCAAAATTTAACCGTTTGCTTATTGCGTTCTATGTGTTGCATGGTCATATAAATTACTCTGAAGCTGCTGAGCCAGTTCGAGTTATTGATCAAACACATACTTTAATTCGGAAGTTGAAATCCGACTTGTTCGGCAAGATGGAAGATCATTATCTATATATTAAGAATGTGGCTTTGGCGAATTCTCAGAAGTTAATCTTGCTGCTTGGTTCTCCAACATCAGGAGTAGCGATTGTGAAAACGCCTCACATGTTCACGATACATGGTAGTGGTCCAGATCCTGCTAGACCAGGTGAGTTTCTCCCGCTTTTAGAACATAATCTATCTAAAGATAGTGAGTATTTTAAGAGTGTCAGTAATTATGATAGGCACTCGGGTGGTGGGTATATACCTGCTCACTCAACAGCTTATCATTATGAAGAATCCGGATTTAAGGTTTGTGTTACACCTGATCGGGTTTTCGTAGATAATAGCGTTATATATAGACAGTCGCTTGCTAATGTAAGTCGAGTGTGCGATCATCATGGCAGATATTGCGAGAGCTCTTGTTTAAAGACTCTCGACATGTCCGCTTATGGTGACGCTCCTATGTACAATACTTGCTCTAGAAAGGCCTTTCGGTATGATACTTTAACCTTGTACGAATTGCGACAGCGAGTTTTGGATCTTTTAGATCGGTACTTAAACTTTCCTAGCTACATCCAGAAGCCTGTTGATGCTAACGTTGAATTCACTAAACCTCCGGCTTTCTCTTTTGAAGACGCAGCTTATATTAATACAATTCCAAATTTTGCAAATCTGAATTGTTGTATAGTTGCTTTTCCAGGGAGCAAGAAATCTATTAATGTTAATAAATTTCCTAATTGGCTTGAGGATGTAGATGATATTTGGCAGTATAGCGGGTTTCCAACTAAAAATTCTGATAAATATGGTCAGCCTCTACCGGATCTTGGTACGGACATGACAG